CTTCACCGCCAGGCGCAGCGCGTCGCCGTCATCGGTCAGCGGATTCCACAAAGGGGTGACGGCGCCCCGGCTAATTCCGCAGGAATAAATCGGATGCCCTGCCTCTGGGCACTTCTCGACAAAAGGGCCTTTGATGCCGGCCGCCTTCGCGGCCAGCTCCAGCAACTTACGCTCGTTCAGTTCCATGATTTCCTTTCGTTTGCGTTGGTGGATTTAAGATAGCAGGTCGGCCAGGTCGGCGGGTTCGACGTGCGCAGGGTTCCAGCGGTAATAGGGCTTCAGGTCGTTTCGCTTGCCGATGTCGACGCGTTCAATCGCACCGTTGCGCCGCGCCTCGTCCATCCAGTGCTGCACCAGGATCTTCGGCCAGCTGCGGCCGTGCGCGTCCTTGTAGGCTTTCTGCAACGAAGCCACGTCCCAGAACGCATGCGGCCTGGTGCGCACCAGGTTGTAGAAGAACGATTCAACCCTGTGGGCCACATGCGGGCCGAGCGCGAAGCGGCCATGGCGCGGCTTATGCACCTTGTCGTCGGCCAGCAGCTCGCGCAGATGCTTGAAGCCTGTGGACGTTGAAACACGGACCAGGTCGCACAGCGCCTGCCCGGTCAACTCGCCATGTTGGCGCAGATACGCCAGCATCAGGTCCTTGGTGTCGGTCATAAATACCCCTGAAGTAGATGAGAATGGATGCCAGCCATTCGATAAGTCCTTGATTTAAAAGGTTTCTCGTTAGCTCCAGAGAGAGCAATTAATTTTCGAAGTCGGGCCAGGCTGTGAGAATTGTATGCGAAATTGCGAGTGATGTGAATACCGCATGGCCGCCCGCAACTTCGCAGTCTTTCTTACTACCTTCTCTTAATATCTATATAGAGAGAGAGTAGAGTATATAGAAAAGCCAGTAACCATGCGGGTTTCGGGGTGCTAGTTGCCGAAGGCCGGTTATAGATAAGACCTGTTCGACGTGGAGCGGCTTAGGCGGTCAGCCGGTTATCTCGCGCCGTGGGCCATCAGGGCCTGCAAATGAAAAACGCCCCGAAGGGCGTTGTAGGTGATGAGGCGATCGGGCTGTTAGGCGTATGTTTCCGTTTGCACAACACTTGCAAACTATTGCGGCTTTCAGGCTGATAGGCTGCGGCTATGCGTTGAGCAAATCACATCACTCGGGTATGATCGCCTGCATGAGCCAATCCGCCCTTATTACGAATGTGTCTAACGCCGCGCTTGATACCTGCAAGGCGTGCATAAAGGCCGTTTTCGACGGGGAAAGCGTGGTGGACTTCCTGCGCGACGTTGGAATGGAACCGCAGGCGTTCTACGAAACGCTCAAAAAGAACCCCGACCTGCTCGATGCCTACGCGGACGCGAAGCGCTTTCGCGCCGAGATTCTGGCCAATGAGATCGTGCACATCGCCGACAGCGAGGACGACCCCCAGAAGGCGCGCAATCGCATCCAGGCGCGCCAGTGGTTCGCCTCCAAGGTGTCGCCGCGCGACTGGGGCGACCGCATGGACATCAACGTCACTCAAACCATCGACATTGGCAGCGCGTTGCAGGACGCTCGCGCCCGCGCTTTGCGACCAGTATGCGACCAGCGCGATGAGCCGTATTCACAAGTCGTTGATTACAAAGACATAATCGACCTTGGACCCGCTGATGAACAATCAAACGCCCAGCTTCCAGCGCCTGCGCCAGCCGCAGCGCCGGCCCGCTCCAGCCTGACAGCTCGGGCGAACCAGGCGGCCGGTGCCGCTCCAGCGCAGCCGAAGCGTGGCCGCAAGCCGAAGGGGGCCCCATGAGCTTGACCGGGGCCGGGGTGGGGGTGGGGGCGCGCTCGGCGCGGACGCTGCCTCTCACGGTATGGCTGCGACCAAATTTATTATTTTTTGAAAATTTTTCGGGGAAGGACCTCGCATGGAAAACATCTTTGCCTACACCGACGCCAAGGGCCACGCCTACCCGGCGTACGTCTCAATAAACGCGCTGCCCGACAGCTTGGACGGCAAGTCGATCAAGGTGTCGCTGCGCGAAGAGGGCGGCGGCGGCACGAATCCGCAGACCTCGCAAATGTTCATGCCGCGCGAGCAGCTTCAGGTGATGTGCGAGAAGGTGCTCGCGTATCTACGCCAGGACGGCATCGGCGGCGCATGACCCAACCCATGCCCCTCGACACCGTACAGGCCGCAGCGGTCGAAGTGCCTATCCTCAAGAACGCCTGCAAAGAGGTGCAGCTGATAGGCGCTTTGGATCACGTCGTTCGGTCGTTCGAGCACAACGCGCAGGTAAGCCGTGAGCAGGTTGCGCGAGCCACCGCCTGGTTGGCTGAAAGGTACAAGCAGGCATGAGCCAACCCAAGCCCCTATACGACGCCAAGACCGAACAGGCGTTGATGACGGAAATCTGGAGCCCCCAGATTGCGGACGACCCGTACGCCTTCGTCATGTTCGCATTCCCATGGGGCCAGAAGGGCACCCCGCTGGAACATCAGACCGGGCCCAGGAAGTGGCAGACGAAGCAGCTCAAACGCATCGCCAAGCACATCAGCGATGGCCACATGGCCAAAGCGCAGAAGGCCGCGCTGCGCATGCTGCGCAAGGCCACGGCGTCCGGCCGCGGCATCGGCAAATCGGCGGAAGTCGCGTGGCTGGTCCTGTGGATGCTGTCGACGCGCCTGGGTTCGAGCACGATCGTCACGGCCAACAACGAACAGCAGCTGAAGTCCAGGACGTGGGCGGAAGTCGGCAAGTGGCACGCCATGGCCATCAACAGCCACTGGTTCGAAAAGCAGGCGATGGCGTTGAAGCCTGCGCCCTGGTTCGAAGATCTGCTGAAGAAGCAGCTGAAGGTGGACTGCGGCTACTACTACGCCCAGGCCCAGCTGTGGTCGGAAGAAACGCCCGATGCGTTCGCCGGCGTCCACAACCACAATGGCATCATGCTGGTCTTCGATGAGGCGTCCGGCATCCCGAAGGCGATCTGGGACGTGTCGGAAGGCTTCTTCACCGAACCGACCATCGACCGATACTGGTTCTGCTTCTCGAACCCGCGACGCAACACCGGCGCCTTCTTCGAAACATTCCACCGAAACCGCGACTTCTGGGAAGGCGAGCACATTGACAGCCGAACCGTCGAAGGCACCGACCTGGCGGTGTACGAAGGCATCATCCGGCAGTATGGCGCGGACTCGGACGAAGCGCGCGTCGAAGTCTACGGCCAATTTCCGAAGCAGGGCGACAAGCAGTTTATCTCGCGTGAGGTCGTAGATCTCGCAGCGTCCCGCGAGCTGGCGGCGGAAGACCGCGGCGCGCCGCTTATCATGGGCTGCGACATCGCGCGCTTCGGCGACGACGAATGTGTGGTGCGCTGGCGACAAGGGCGCGACGCACGCAGCCGGCCGGCGATCCGCTGGAAGTCCATGGATCTGGTGTACAGCGCCAACCGCATCGCCGAGCTGATCGATGAGACGAAACCGGACAGCGTGGCGATCGACGGCGGCGGCGTCGGCGGTGGCGTGGTGGACATCCTGAAGGACCGCGGCTACCGCGTGGTCGAAGTGCAGTTCGGAGCTAAAGCAGACGACGACCGCTTCGGCAACAAGCGCACTGAAATCTGGGGGCGCATGCGCGACTGGCTGGGCGAAGGCTGCATCGAAAACGAAGGCCGCCTGATGGACGATCTGAGCGCGCCGGAATACGGGTTCGCGTCAAGCACGTCCGACAAGTTGATGCTGGAGTCGAAGGAGAAGATGAAGTCGCGCGGCTACCACAGCCCCGACGACGCCGACGCCCTGGCGCTGACGTTCGCTGTTAGGGTTTCCCGCACGGACACCAGGACGTCGCGCAGCGGCGGCCGGCGCAACCGAGTTGCCGAAGGCATGGACTATTCGGTGCTGGGGTGAGCCGGTCTTTCCCGGCTGTCATCGGATTAAGGCTGGAATCGAACCAGCGAAGGCCGGGGGTGAATGCCCCGGCAGCAGCCAACTTGCTATCCGCTTCCGAAGTTTGCGAGTTTGTCGGTGGTTGCGCCAGACGACGAACGCATTCTGCCACGGCCACAGTCGCGCGCCGATTGAATGTTCCTATCGTGCACCCGGTTTCGATAGTGGCGCGGCCTTGCCTTCATGTGGTACATTGCGGTAATCACATCACGTTCGGATTTCCGCTATGTCCGGCCTATTCAGCAAACCCAGTATCCCGGCCCCGCCGCCCCCGCCGCCCACCCCGGCGGTAGACCCCGCCATTCAGGCGCAGACACAGGAAGCTGATCGCCAGCGCCGCTTGCAGCTCGCGGCTGGCGGGCGCGCATCCACCGTGCTGACGGGCGGCCTGGGCGACACGTCCACGCCTACCACGGCCAGCAAGACGCTGCTGGGGGGCTGATGGAACTCGGCCAGGACGGCATCGCGCAGCAGATCGTTCACCGGCTCGGGCGGCTGAAGTCGAACCGCGGGAACTGGGAATCGCACTGGGAAGAAATCGCCCAGCGCGTTCTGCCGTCTCACGCGCAGACGTTCACCGGCTCGACCAGCCCCGGCGTGAAGAAGAACCAGGAGCTGTACGACAGCACCGCGGCGATGGCCTGCACGAAGTTCGCGGCCGCCATGGAAAGCATGCTGACGCCGCGCAACCAGCGCTGGCACGCGCTCACGCCGATGGACAAAACGCTGTCGCGCAATCGCACCGCGCGCCTGTGGTTCGAAGATGCGAACGACGTCCTGTTCCGGTATCGCTACGCGCCGCAGGCGAATTTCGCGTCCAACCAGCACGAAATCTATATGGGCCTGGGCGCCTTTGGCACCGGCTGCATGTACACCGACACGCTGTACGACTTTCACCGCCGGCCGATCGGCACGCGCTACCGCGCCGTGCACCTGGGCGAAGTGTTCTTCGCCGAGAACCACCAGGGCATCATCGACACGGCGCTGCGCCCGTTCAAGTTCACCGCGCGCCAGGCGGCGCAGAAGTGGGGCGCCGACAAGCTGCACGAAAAGATCCGCGACGCGCTGGAGAAGAACCCAGAACAGGAATTCGAATTCATCCACGCGGTGATGCCGCGCGAGGACTTCGCGCCGGGCCGGCTCGACGTGAAGGGCATGCCGTTCGCGTCCTACTTCGTGTGCTGCTCATCGAAGCTGGTGATGGAGGAAAGCGGCTACCACACGTTCCCGTATTCCATCAGCCGCTACGTCGTGGCGCCGGGCGAAATATACGGCCGCAGCCCCGCGATGCTGGCGCTGCCCGACATCAAGGTGCTGAATGAAATCAACAAGACGACGCTCAAACAAGGGCACCGTGTTGTCGACCCTGTTCTGCTTGCTCACG